GAACTAGTTCGTATTCGTACAAGGACCGGACATCAAATTTTAATGCACAACAGTCAGGATTTAATTTATATTGCCAATAGTAAAGGAACTGCTTGGGTTGAATTTACTAGCGATGGTAAGATAGATATCTACGCTAACGATAGTATCAGCATTCACTCTGAAGGAGATTTTAATTTCCGTGCCGATAGAGATATTAACATAGAAGCTCTGCGTAATATTAACATGTATGCTGGCCAAGATTATCAGCTTGATGTCAAAGGCGATTATGCCCTTAATGTAACACAAACTGGCAAGATTACTATAGGTAAAACCCTAGATATTAATACAGTTGACACAGTTAAATTTACAACCAATAGTGAAATGCATATTAAGTCATCTAATGATACCTACATAAGCGCCAGCACTAATGTCAACGTAAATGGCGGCGCTGATACATTTGTATCTGCTAAAGGTAATTTAAATATGACAGCCGCTGATTGGAAAGTTAGTGCCAGCGGATCAACAAATATTACGTCCGGACACCACGTAGAAACTGCTGGTACTATTGATATGAATGGTCCTGCAGCCGCAGGAGCAAGCCCGGCTACAGCCGCTGACGAAGCCGCTACCTTAGTTGATTTACCAACATTCTTATTGCCTAATCGTAATAAAGACAACGGTTGGGAAAACGGAAAGTTTTATAAAGCAGAAGACCTTTCAAGTATTATGCTACGTGTTCCAACATTTGAACCTTGGGATCATCACGAAAGTATTGATAAATCTAAATTTAGTAAGGACGCAACAGACTTAACAGTTGCTACAGGAGCAAGTACTGTAAGCAGTTCTGGAGCAGTAAATGTACCTAATCCGTCAGTGGCTCCATCTAGTCAGTCTAATACAAAGTATGTTGTACCTCCTGCTAGTTCGGGTACTCCTCCAGAAAAAACAGGTAATGTTGAACAAGATAATATTGCGGCCTTCTTGTGGATGATTCGTAGATGTGAAGGTACAAGTGGTCCTACTGGATATCAAACAATGTTCACAGGAGCTACGTTTGATCCTAATAGTCCTACAGTTGTTGCGAGTAATTCTTATGTGCAACAATTTGTTGGACAGCCTAATAAGGCGCAAGGGTTCAAAGATCATCCAGGACTAGCTATTACAGCAGGAGTTAACGGGAAGGGTCTAACATCAACAGCGGCTGGTGCTTATCAATTCTTAACAACAACGTGGGCCGCTTGTAAAAAACAACTTAGCTTACCTGATTTTAGTCCGTCGAGCCAGGACCAGGCCTGTATCTTGTTATTAAAACGCAGGGGCGCCTTAGACGATATCAAAGCAGGACGATTTACTCAGGCAATTATTAAATGTAACAAGGAATGGGCCAGCTTGCCGGGCAGTCCTTATAATCAACATCCTAAAGAAATGTCAGTGGCCTTGGGCTTTGTTAAGCAGGGCGGCGGCTCCGTTTTTTCTTAATATAAATATTGAATAATGATAATATCTAACAGAATCCAAGTTAATCCAGCTAGCGGAAAGATACCACCAACTGTTAAATCTGCTCAGTTTTATAAAGGGTTTAGTACTCAAGACGGTACTACACGCAACGTAAAATTGTACGATTATGAGTTAATTAAACAAGATCTTCTCAACAAATTTAATACACGCCGGGGCGAGAGATTAATGGATCCGACCTTTGGAACACTTATCTGGGAAGCAATATTTGAACCATTAACTCCTAGCATTAAACAACAAATTGCCGATGATGTTAACAACATATTGGCGTCTGAACCGAGAGTAACTCCTACAAGAATTGACCTCCTACAAACTGAATATGGCTTTAGTATTACTATTGAATTACAATATGTAGGCACAGATGTTAGTGACGTAATGAGATTAAATTTTGATAGAAATGCTGGCCTCTCTGTATAATATACCCAGTTTATTTTTACTATAAATACGCTATCAAAAGGCTAATGGCACATGACTATACCAGCAACTAACACAAAATTACTAGTAGCAGAAGATTGGACAAAGATCTATCAGAGCTTCCGTAATGCCGATTTTCAAAGTTACGACTTTGAAACTCTGCGTCGTACAATGATCAACTATCTGCGTACAAACTATCCTGAAGATTTTAATGATTATATCGATTCTAGTGAATATATTGCCTTAGTTGACCTAATTGCGTTTCTTGGACAAAATTTATCTTTCCGTGTTGATTTAAACGCACGAGAAAACTTTTTAGAAACAGCTCAACGCCGCGACAGTATTTTACGTCTAGCACAGCTAATCAGTTATAACCCAAGTAGAAACGCTTGTTCTAACGGAATGTTAAAACTTGTGTCAGTTCAAACAACAGATAATGTGTTAGATTCCAATGGAACAAATATTGCTGATACACCAATAACATGGAATGACTCTACTAATAAAGAGTGGTATCAACAGTTCTTAAACATTTTAAATTCTGCTATGCCGGGCAATGTTACATTTGGTCGCCCGCTTGATAAAAACACAATTAGCGGTATTACTACTGAACAATATGGGATTAATTCAAATAATACAGCAGTACCTATCTTTGGATTTACAAGTTCAGTAAACGGAACACGTATGAGCTTTGAACTTGTTGGGTCTAGCTTTTCAGGAAAAGATTATATCTATGAAGAAGCACCATTACCGGGACAAAATTTTAACTTTGTCTTTCAAAATGATGGAAAAGGTAGTGGCAGTAAAAACACAGGGTTCTTTGTTCAGTTCAAAGAAGGATCATTAGCAAGTAGTGTTTTTAATATTACTACTCCTACAGAAAACGAAATTGTATCTATCAACGCAGACGGAATTAATAACAGCGATGTTTGGTTATGGCAGTTAGATAATAACGGAAATTATTCTACATTATGGAATCAGGTTCCAGATTTAGTAGGTAACAATGTTATCTATAATAGTTTAGGTAATAATGTAAGAAATGTCTATGCTGTGATTTCTCGCAACGGCGATCAAATAGATTTAAACTTTGCTGATGGAAATTTTGGAAATTTACCTAAAGGTCAGTTTGTTGTATTCTATCGTCAGAGCAACGGATTATCGTATAGTATTACCCCTGATCAAATGCGAGGAATACAAATTGTTGTTCCTTACACTAATAAGAACGGCCAATCACATCAGTTAACTCTAACAATGAGTTTGCAATATACTGTAACTAACAGTAGCGGACAAGAGTCAAATGATTCTATTAAATTAAAAGCCCCACAGACTTACTATACACAAAATAGAATGATTACCGGGGAAGATTATAATATTTTTCCGTTAAGCGCAGGTTCGGATATTCTTAAAATTAAAACAGTAAACAGAAGTGCTAGCGGTATTTCTAAATATTTTGAGTTAACAGACATAACAGGTAGATATTCTAGCACAGATATTTTTGCCAATGACGGAATTCTTTATAAAAATGCTAGCCAAGAATTTTATAATTTTTCTTTCACTACTCGTAACGAAGTGTATGCTCAGTTAAAAGGTAAGATAAGTTCTATTGTATCATCAAATTCTTTAAGAAATTTTTATTGGGATAACTGGGAACGCCCACCAGTTGATATATTAAATCTAAAATGGGTACAGGCTACTAAAATAACTAATCAAACAACAGGATATTTTGCTACCAATAATATTCAGGCGTATGCTCAACCGTTAGGATATTTTAGCTCTAATAATCTACAATATGCTAAACCTGGCGCATTGATAAAATTTGAAGCACCTTCGGGTCAATTATTTTATAACGGTAAATTAATTTCTAATGTTAATCCTCCTCCGTCTGCTACACCATATGTATGGAGTAAGATCGTTAATGTTATTGCTGATGGATTTAATTCAGGAAAAGGATTATTATCATCAGGAGTGGGCCCAGTTACATTAAGTGGGACAATTCCAGCAGGCGCTGTTCCGATGGAAATTATTCCTAATTTTGAAAACGTTTGGTCTTATGCCTTGGAAACAACTATTGTAAATCTATGTACGGTATATAGAAATTTTGGATTAAGTTACGATCAAACAGCACGTACTTGGTATGTGATCAATGACACAGATGTTGACTTAAGAAGTCCGTTTAGTTTAACTTATCAAGCAGATACTACTAATCAAAACAGAGATTCTAGTTGGTTAATATCCTTTGAGTGGACCGGTAAGGACTATAAAGTTTCTTATAGAAATACAAATTATATTTTTGAAAGTGCTAATCAAACAGCATTCTATTTTGATCCAACGTCTGTTAACTATGACTTTGTTGGCGACACAGTATTAAAAGATAAAGTTACAGTTTTAGGAATCAATTCTCAGGTGTCTAATCTTGGCGTAGGTATTGGTAACGATCAGGTATGGCAACTAGATAATATCATTGTTGAGCCAGACGGGTATCAAGACCCTAGCAAAGTAAAAATTAGTTTTTATGATGCGGCAAATGACGGTACAATTTTAGATCCTGACAGTTTTAATTTAATAGCA